AAATTGCTACGCTTCCATTAAAGGACGCAAGCGATATGATACAAGATGGCAGAGCAAAAGAATTAGTAGACTGTATCTATGGTGCTAAAATTTATAGACCTGATGGTATAGTTGAAGGTAATGAAACTTGGGAACTTGTCATTGAAAAAGATGCAGAGACACAAGTAGATTATCCTTTTGTAGGATTAAATGACAAACTAAAAGGTATTAGACAAGGTGAGATTGTTACAATCACAGCTGGCTCAGGTATTGGCAAAAGCCAAGTATGTAGAGAGATAGCGCACCATCTAATATTAAGAGATGAGAATGTTGCATACATTGCATTAGAAGAATCAGTACAGCGTTCAATGCGTGGTCTACTTTCTATCTCATTAAATAAACCAATTCATCTACAAGAAGTACGAGATGAAATACCTCTTAAAGAATTAAGAGACGCATACGAAACACTTCATAAGAAAGTTTTTTTCTATGACCATTGGGGAAGTTCAGACTCTGATAATTTAATTAATAAAATAAAATATCTTGTCAGGAGCTGTGGCTGCAAGTGGGTAGTCTTAGACCATATATCAATTGTTGTATCAGGTATGCAAGATGGTGATGAAAGAAGACTTATAGATAATACAATGACTAAACTTCGTAATGTTGTTGAAGAATTAAAATTTGGATTAATATTAGTTTCACATTTACGAAGACCGGTAAACTCAAACAGAGGACATGAAGAAGGACTTACTACTTCTATGTCACAATTAAGAGGCTCAGCTGGAATAGGTCAGTTATCAGATATTGTTATTGGTTGCGAAAGAAACCAGCAATCAGAAGAACACGCTAACTTAATGACTGTTAGAGTTCTTAAAAATAGATTTACAGGTGATGTTGGAGTTGCAACACAATTACAATATGACCCAGTAACAACTCGATTAATAGAAGAAGGCTATGACTTTAGACAACAACGACTTAATGGAGATACAGGAACACTTGATTACTAATTTTCTAGTAGATTTTTTAGACAATGACCCTGATTACCATTTGCTAACACAAGAAGAACAAGACAATGCCTTTAGAGTTTACAAAATAATTTTGGTAGCAGTACACAAAGCAGCAAGCTACGATAATGTTTATCCAGTAGTATTTGCTAATGATGCTCAGTCAAAAAAATTTATTGATGCAGCAATAAACAAACTTTCTGAGATTGTACCTGATGTCAAAAAAGTGACTGTTTCTCTCGTTCATTGAGTTGAACAATCATACACAGCACCTCGATTAAACGCTCTCACGCTCAAATATGGGACACTTTTTTTATGCAATATGTATTCGACATAGAGACAAACGGACTTTTAGACCAATTAACTAAAATTCATTGTCTCGTTATTAAAGATATAAATACTGAAGAAGTTTACAGCTTTAGACCTGATAAGGTCGAAGAAGGTTTAAAACTTTTATCAAATGCTAAGGAACTTATCGGACATAATATTATAAAGTTTGATATTCCAGCAATACGAAAAGTATTTCCTGAATGGACAACTAATGCAAAGATTACAGATACTATAGTCTGTAGTAGATTAATTTGGTCTAACATTAAGGAAAAAGATTTTCAAAATTACAATCGTTATGGGTTTGACCCAAAAATGATTGGCTCACACTCTCTCAAAGCATGGGGACTTAGACTTAACTTACACAAAGGAAAGTTTGGTGAAACTACTGACTGGAAAGAATGGTCAGCAGAAATGCAAAAGTATTGTGAGCAAGATGTAGAGGTAAACTTTTTATTTTATAATGTTATCTCACAGAAAAATTATTCTCAAGAAGCCTTAAAATTAGAGCATGACTTTGCAATGATAATAGACATGCAAGAAAAAATGGGCTTTTGTTTTGATGTAGAAGCTGCAAATAAATTATTAGTTAATCTTACAAAAAGAAGAATAGAACTTGAGGAAGAACTACAACTAGCTTTTCCAGCATGGACTAAAGATTTAGGAGAGTTCATTCCAGCAAGAGATAATAAAACAAAAGGCTACATAAAAGGAATTGCAATAAACAAATATGAAACTGTTACTTTTAATCCTAATAGTCGTTATCATATTGCTGATAGGCTAAAGGATAAATACAATTGGAAACCAAAAGTATTTACACCTGATGGTAAGCCTCAAGTAGATGAAAGCGTATTAGGTAAACTAGAATATCCTGAAGCAAAACTTTTAGCAGAATATTTATTAGTACAAAAAAGAATATCACAATTAGCTGAAGGTAATTCTGCATGGTTAAAATTAGAAAAGAATAATAAAATCTATGGCTCTGTGATGACTAATGGCGCAGTAACTGGGCGCTGTACTCACATGAGACCTAACATTGCACAAGTACCAGCTGTAGGCGTGCCTTATGGAAAAGAGTGTAGACAACTTTTTACAGTTCCAAAAGGATATAAATTAGTTGGCTTGGATTTAAGTTCACTCGAGTTACGCTGCTTAAGCCATTATTTAGCAAAGTATGACAATGGTATTTATGCTAAGCAAGTAGTTGAAGGTGATGTTCATACTTATAATCAAAAAGCTATGGGCTTATCATCTAGGAATTTAAGTAAGCGTGTTATTTATGCACTAATCTATGGAGCTGGAAATGCAAAGATGGGTGAGATTATTGATGGCACAGCTGCACAAGGAAAAAAATTAAAAGAAAAATTATTTAAGAATTTACCAGCGTTAGGTAATCTTACCACAGCTGTAAAAGAAAAAGTATTGAGGACTAATTCTCTTCGAGCAATTGATGGACGAATATTAAATATAAGAAGTCCACACTCTGCTCTTAACTTTTTACTTCAAAGCTGTGGTGCAATCATAGTTAAGAAAGCAACAATTCTTCTACATGAAAAATTAATTGCAAAATATAAGTATGGTGAAGACTGGTCAATGGTAGCTCATATTCATGATGAAATGCAGCTACAAGTAAAAGAATCTTTAGTTGATGAAGTTGGAAAACTAGGCGTGCAATCAGTTAAAGAAACACAAAATGAATTTATGCTCAGATGTCCTTTGGACGCTGAATACAAAGTCGGAAGGAACTGGGCAGAAACACACTAATCCTCCAAGTGTCTATAAAATATAATAATGACTCAAATTTTGATGTTGATTTAAAGTTTGGCAATAAACATGAAAAGAAAATAGGTAAACTATTAGGTTTAAAGACAGAAGAAATAGAAGTTAAAACTGAAAGGGACTGGTGGGCTAAAACTGGAAATATTTGTATTGAAATAGAACGAAGAGGGAAGCCTACAGGATTAAGTATAACTAAAGCAAAAGTTTGGGTGCATGTATTATCAAAAGGTGACAAGCAACTATTGCGACTTGTTATTGATGTTCCTGTTCTAAAAAAATTAGCAGAAAAATTTAAAGATAATTGGAAGATGGTTGGCGATAGAAGAGAAACTAAAGCCATTATGATTCCATTTAATAAAATAATTTATGAACTTACCAACGATAATTAAACTTGGACATTTTAATATTCAGATAAAACCTGTTGATTCAGAATTAGCAAGTCACAATGAAGAAGAGGGTAGTTTTCATTCAGGTACTCGTACAATTTATATAGACCAAAATATAATAGATAGAGGAGGCGTAGACTTAGTTAATGTATTGATACATGAGCTGCTGCATGTCTCTTATTATAAAAATAATTTATCTAAAAATTCTTGTGAAGAAGATTTAGTTAATGCGTTCAGTAACGATATTACTGAATTGCTCTCTCGTACAAAGCTTCTTGATTTTGTTTGTAAAAAATTAAGAGGAAAAAAATGATTGATATAAAAAATAGAACAATGTTAGTAGATGGTGACATACTACTTTACATGTGTTCAGCACAAATGGAAGAGCCTATAAAGTGGGACGAAGACACTTGGACTCTTCATGCAAGCGAAAGTAAAACGATTGATAAGTTTGCTGATACAATAACTTATTATCAACAAATACTTTTGTGTAAAAATGTTGTTATTGCTTTTTCTAGCAAAACTAACTTTCGTAAAAAGATTTATCCATTGTATAAATATAGTAGACGAAACACTCGTAAACCTTTGACATGGCAACCTCTAAGAGAGTGGGCTGTAAAAAATTATACAACTTATGAAATGCCATACTTAGAAGGAGATGATGTATTAGGAATACTAGCTACTTCAGATATTATTAAAGGTGACAAAGTTATCTTAACTAAAGATAAAGACTTAAGAACTATACCTTCAACTATTTGGTTTATGCAAGGTGACGATTACGAAACTATAAGTGAAGAAGATGCA